TTAAAGCCATTAAAAACAGGTGGTTTTTTGGTAAGAAAAACAAATAATTATGATACTAATAATGATATGCCTATAACATTTTTTAATCATAGTGATGATAGATTGCAAAATTTATTTAATTTTACCTATGCCAAATCTAATCAAATTTCATTATCTATACAAAATGATAGTGGATCAATAATATCAAAACCTATGGGTGGTATTACTTATGGTTGGCACTATACAATGCCACATTCTGCTAATTTAGAATATAAATATTCCGTTGAATATGATGGTGTAGATGTTACACAAACTAAAGGTGGCAATACATTATACAACAAAAGACACACAACAGGTGCATCTTATGTAGATTATCCACCATATCAGATATTTAGACCACATCCATCAGGTTTAGATCATCCTGAAGCAAATTCAGGTAGAAAAGTATGGGATTTAACTTTCTCATATATAAGTGAAACAGATTATCAACAAGATTACTCATCAGGCAATTCAATGTGGAAATGGAGTGATGTAGAAGAAGGTGGTGGTAATGATAATGTTGCAGGTGGTTGGAGTGGAATTAGAAATGATTTTACTTCAAGGGTTTTATTTGGCACACAAGGCTATCTTCCATTTGTATTTCAACCTGATAGTGAAAAAGATTACTATACCGTATGTAAATTCGATCAGGGTAGCTTTAGTTGCACACAACAAGCACCTGATTTATGGCAATTTAGCTGTAAAATCAAAGAATCTTGGTAGAGGTGAACTCCTCAACTTCCCCTAAAATCCGTATAAAATAACATCTCTACCAATTTATTTTAAAATAAAGTTGGATCGTATATTATTTATTCCTTAACTTTAAGAAGTTTAAAGTTGATATATAAATAAATAAAGGAAAACAAATGATAAAACATACAATAATTGATAATGCAACAGATATAGAATATACAGATACATTGAAAAATCTTATAAATATGGTTAATAACTGTAATTCAACTTCTGCATTAGATTATACATTTATTAGAAAAAATAATTTTAATCAAAATCCTAATTTTGAATGGTGGTTAAAATATCAAGGATATAAAATTAATTTTCAAGGTCAAATTTTAACAGAAAAGGAGAGCAAGTGAAATTTAATAAAAAAGAATTAAAAATTTTAAATAAATATGCCGATGATTGGTTTAAAGATAATGATGGTTATTGGATTCATTGGAAGGATGGATATACAGATAGTTGGGGAGATACTTGTTCACACGAAAATGAATTAAAAGATATAAAACAAATAATAAAAGATTTTTAATATTTAAAAAGGAGATAAAATGAAATATTTAAGCAATTATACTGAAAAACCAATAAGCGAATTAATAAAAAATAATGGAGGATTTTTTGCTTTTAATGATAAGCAATTTAAAGATAATAAAAAAGATGGTGTTAAATATGCAAGGCTATATAGTGGACTAATAGCACCTAAAGAAAATATTGAGGCTATTATAAAAGGTATAGATGATATAAATAAAAAAGGTATTATTCAAGATATGGAAGATCATTCTATAAAACAAATAATATTCAGAGAATGTAGTAATTATGAATTACAATATTCTGATGATGGATTAAAAGAATTGAGTGATACACTTATAGATTATCCTATTAAACAAATAGATATAAAGATATATTTTAATCAATTTATACATTATTGTATAAAAAATGAATTAATATAATAATAATAGTTGATTTATGTATTATTTATTCCTTAACTTTAAATAGTTTAAAGATATAAATAATAAACAAATGGAGATAAAACAAATGAAAACAATAAATAGAATACAAACTTTTCAAGAATTTGATAATGATAATGGCGAAATCTTGCACATTATAATAACTGAAGCAAAAAATGGTTGGAGAATAGAAAAAAATATAGATGGTTTTTCTGATTGGGAAGAAATAATAGAAAATTTCAATGTTGCTTGTACTATATTTGATGAATTTATAGATGATGCTAAAAATGATGGTTGGAGAAAAAGATAATGAAAACAATTAAAGAAAAATTGACAACGCAATTACATCAAGAAGAACAACAATTAATATCGATGCGAAATAGAGAAAATGCAGTAGATGGTTTTGTAACGAGAGATTTTGCAGATAAAATACAAAATCAACACGGAATCATCAAAGGTATTATAATAGCTTTAAATATGATGGAGGTTAAATAATGCACTACGATTATAATGATAATTATTTTAATGATGGTAGAGAAACAGATGAACCTGTTGAGTGCTATTCTTGCAAAGATACAGTTAAGATTGAAGATTGCGATGAATACAGATTTTTAGATATAAGAAATAGTAACCATATTAAAAATAAAAATAGGTTAATTAAGTTTATAGATGAATTAATTTGTACTCGTTGCACAGATTCATTTGGTGAGTAATAAAAAAGGGAGTGGAAAGATTTTCAAAAACCACTCCCTCATTTAAGAGATAAGCAAATGATAATTTGCATAAATAAGTTAGGAGAAATTGTAAATGGAAAACAATACATTAAAAGAGTTAGCTAAAAAATATAAATTAAACAAAAATGATTTTTGGCTACATAAACAAAGTGGCAATTATATT